TAAGGGTGAGCTGCAGTTTTAGCTGCTACTGTTACAGCGTAAGTTATTGGAGTAGATGAAGATGCATAAGGACTAAGAAATCCTCCACCACCAGAATCTTTACTGATGATCAGATTACCGTTTTGATCCTGTATTGTATCTACTTTTAATATACTTGCCATAATTATCTCGCTGTTGCTGGTACTCCATTTGCTCCTGAATTAGCTACTAAAGGCTCTGCTGCAAACGCCATGTAGATATTATTTGCACCACTTGCATTTACTCTCCCACTATTTCTTTTTATTTTAAAACCATTTGAAAGTATATCTAAATCATCATCTGTTGATTCAGCAGTAGTAGCACTTGCAAAAAGTTGATTATTATCTACATTAAAACCAGTTCTTTTGTTATCATATATAGTCCATGTATCTGTATCATCTGTTCTTTTAATCATAATCCAAGCAGGTTTAAATCCAGTGTAAATAAATGGGCCATTATCATTTCCATTTCCTGTGTATTTTCCAAACTTGCTATAACCTTTTACCTCTGCAAAACAGTAAGCAACCATTCCAGATGAATCATTTGTATCTCCGTTAGTTCCGACTGAAAAAACTGAAGCTGTAGGAGTTGTGTCATTCCAGTATGTTGCATTTGTATCAATAGCATTATTGCTATTTAAAGCTATAGTACTTCCATTTCCAATAGACGCATGATAACCTCCCCAATATCTTCCTGCATTTCCTAAATGTCTTGTTAAAATAAATTTTGGAACAACACCTAATCCATGACCAACTGTAGCATTACTTCCTGTACCTGTATAAGTTGAAATTGAAAAACCTGCTGTCGTATTAACTGAAGTGTATGTAGTATTTATAGAACCATCAGTATTTGATGAACCCTGAGAGCCACCAGCTAACCAATTCCATGATACAAGATTATCTCCATTATAATTATTCTGCCCTGCACTGCCTACAGTAAATCCATCAGAATCAAATGCAGTTAATCCATTTGTTTTTGTTGATTGTGCATCAGTGGTATTAGCTTCTATTCTTTTTTGTACACCTCTAACTATGTCATATAAAACATTGTTTTCAACTCTTGACCTATTTTTAATCCAAGTAAAATCTGGTTTAAAGCCTACACCTGTAACTGATTGTGTTCCACCATTACCTGTATAAAGTTTAGTATTAAAATAAACAGAAGGTTTTACAATTGAACTATAAGCCATAATTTTTATCCATAAGTGTTAATGTTTTTTGTATTTAATGCGTAGTATCCTGATGGTACATCATATTCGAACAGACTTCCATTACCATTGGAACCTGCAGAAGATATGGCTGTTGTACCAAAAAAGCCGTCCCCAAAATTCCAATGCATTAAACCTTTATTTGTAAATCCTATAGGAGTATATCCATCTACCATATTAGTAATTAACCCTGTATCTGCAGTTCCTTGAGTAGCTCCATCTTTATAAAATATAATTGTTCCATTATCTAAATCAAAAGCACAACTTATAATGTTTCCTGTTGTAAAAGAAGCACCATAAGAAGAACCACTTGCAGTAGCACCTACATATTTTTGACCATCTAATTGATAATACACATTGTAGTTAGTACCCTGTCCATTACCATTAGAACCTTGTGGATTATCAGCTACACCAATTCCCCACGAATCTCCAGCTGTTCCTACTTTAACTTCAAAATACCATTTTCCTGATTTTAAACCCCCAAATGTTGCTATCGCATTATTATTTTGACCATTTACTGTTTGACCTTGTAAAGAAGTATTTGTGTTAGAGTAAGTTGGAGCATTACTTGTTAATCTTCTATTTAATGGATTTAGTCTAGCGTAACTTATTGATGGGTTATCTATATTTCTTGTAGCACTTCCACTAACTGTAAATGTGTTTGAGTTACCTGAACTATCTAAACCTAAGTTGCCTGAGTTTTCAAATTTTAAATAAAAACCATTTGTACCCCAAGTAACACCTGTTATTTGTTTCCATTTCCAAATACCTGATGCAGTATCTGTTTCACCAAATACAGTTGGAGCTAATGCTGCACCATCTACAAATGCAACATGAGACAGTTCACCTTGTAAATAATTTGATGAACGAGGTTGTATTCCTATTTGATGTGTTTTATTAGTATCTCCAAAAAAAGTAGATTGTCCTTGAGTTGGGTAATCTGTATTTGAAAAATTAGTTTCTTGTTCTCCGTTTATATAAAATTTAACTCTATCGGCAGCTGTGCCCTGTGTAGTGTCACAAGCAACAACTATATGATACCAAGCTGAAACATCTCTTAATTTTCTTGAAGATTTAACTGTTACATCTGTTGAATCATTAATAGCTATGTTAAATCTTAGTTGATCATCTGCACCTATATTAATCATAGCTTCATCAATTTGAGGAGAAGTATATCCAGTTGCCCAAGGAACTGTATCTAATCCTATAGATGTTTTTTTAAACCAACAACTGTATGTCCATGTTGTATTAGATCCTGAACTGCTTGGTGTTCTTGTTAATTTAGTGTTTGCCATAATAATATCCTAGTTGAATCCCATAGATCCACTTGCTCCTACTGTTATTGTTATTGTAAACTGACGATCCGCAGTTTGTCCTTGCGCGTCAGTTGCACGAATTGTAAAAGTATATGTTGTGTTAGCAGTAGCACCTGATTCTGTACCTGTAAGTGTAGACGAACCTGATCCACTATTTAAGGTCATACCACCAGGAAAAGTCCCTGATGTTTTAGCCATTGATACTGAATTTGTTGCCGTTAATGTAATTGTACCAAAACTTGCTCCAGCACCAAATGATCCTAATGATCCTGCTGCAGTTTGCCATGCTGGTGCATCAGAAACTGTAAGCACTGCAGATGTTTGAATAGCGTTACCATCTGGATTTTCAATATATAATAAGTAAGTGCCATCAACAGGCAATGTAAATTTTACTGTAATTTGTGCTGCTGAATTAAAAGCTACCTCATCAGCAGATACTCTAGCACCTGTAGATGAATTAATTGCTGTAACTAATGGAACTGATACAAAGTTACCACCTGCAATTACACAAGTTGTTTGTGTATTTTCAATTACATTTGGAGTTATAGATGTAAAAGTTGGTCTTGTTTCTGTAACTAAAGTAATAGATCCACCTAATGCTACCGCAGTACCATTGATTGTAATTTGTCCTGAACCTGTAAGAGCTGAGTTTGAAATGTTCTGTGTACCAGCAAACGTTGCACCTGCTG